ACTGCATCAGCTACCCATTTTGGATGTGTACCAGCCTTAGAGAACTGATCTTGAGGTAATAGCTCAAGCAATGCTTCATATCGCTCTTCAAGAGCAATTAGAGCACCAAATGCATCAATGTAATCAGTATCTGATTTCTTGCTTTCAAAGACCTCTGGCTGATTTTGCTTTACAATCTCCGCATAAATAGTAGACCATTCCTTTTCTGAAAAACGTGATTTTTCAACCAACGCACCGTATTCAATCTCTTTACCATCAACTGTTACTTTATAATTCATTTTTTCTTCTCCTTATTTGTTATACAAAGTCACGTTACTTGAGTGAGTGTAATACTCATCACCGTTTTCAAAAGTAACACGAATACTATCCTGTTTCTCGTACTTCGCCCACTGTTTGACTTTGCCCTCTACAATTTGTCCATCTACCATTTTCACTTTTGCGTAATTAAAAGTGAAAGTTGTTCCAAGGACATCCTTGTTTCCACATGCTGCCAACCATACAAAAGATAAGCCAAGCAATGCGATTGCTAATGGTTTTTTAAACTTCATTTGTTACCCTCCTTAAATAAGTGTGATTTTATCTTTTAGATTTTCTTTTACCGATTAGTTCAACTAAACTCCCTACAAGAAATACCAATCCTCCAAAAAGAAAAGAATGTACTAACAAAACTGGTATTAAATAAGGTTTGATTGGGAAAATTGAAAATACCCATGTAAAATACCATTCAATAAGCCCGCAAATAGTAAGAAAAACGACTGCAACTGTTGATAACATTAATGTTACTGCTCCAATACCTTTTAGAAAGTCACTCATCTTTCACCCCCTGAACTTTCCAACCAAGAATGTCTGCAGCCTTTTGAGCTTCTTCCTTTGTGTCGAATTTCTTGACATATTCCATCGTACCAGGCTGTTCATCCACTAGTATGACAATTTCAATATCTTCTTGATAGTTTTTAAAATACAAATGATTGCCATCAGTCACTACATACTTTCTTCTCTGAATTTCGTAGCCATCAAGCCAAGCACGAGCAAAGGTTTCTTGATTTTCTGCATCTGTCAACCATTCGATGCATTCGCCAGATAAGCCATTTGCTTCCCACACACTAGGCTGCAATGCAAAAGATAGACCTGTAGTAAAATACTTAAACGTTTTACATTTTCTAATCCAATCCGCTACAGACTGCGGTATTGTGACTTTAATTTTGGATTTATCGACGATGTCGTCTGTAATATGAATAGTACTGTTTGGTACATTGAGAGTTTGCCCGTATTCCAATCTAACAACATTTTCAACGCACTTGTTCTCATCCACGTCAAAACCGACTATTTTCCCTTTCAAGAGAACTTCATCCCCTATAAAAAAGTTAAAGCGTGGTGTTTCAATTAGATCTTTATTCATTTTCCACCTCTTCTATATCAAACTCTAATCTATAATGCCCTTTTTCCTCACTTAATCCACCATAAACAAAGGATAACTTTTTGATAACCTTATGATTATCATCTGTCCAAATACCTGCATCAGTCATGCCATCAATGATAGCCTTGACTGTCGGATACAAGTTAGGTGGATCTAATTTAGACTTAGTAGGGCTGTAAATTGTAACTGTAACCTCACAAGGGTTAGAGGGGCTAAAAGCAGCCCTCCCTTTATCCTTGTTCATCGATGTATGCCAATAAGCAAAAGCTCTAATGCGTTTAGTAACTTTAGCTTTATCTGTTTGATGTTGCCTGTCGTTACTATTGATAACCATGTTTAGAGATTTTAGCTTAGTATTTCGAGGCAAAGAAAACTCAAATTTCATTACCTGCCTCCTGGCAAATTATAAATGTTAGTAAGCAACTCTGTTAATTCCTCTTCTCCTCTAATATAACCAACTACATCATCTGTTATTGGACTTGTGTAACACAACTGCCATTCTTCATCCAGATTCTTTAATACAGCTAATTCTAATCCATAAGAGTAACTATTACAAATAACACTAGCACCGTACCCATTTGGAAAATGATACTCATGCCTTTTAAGGACACCAAAAGAGTCATGCTGAACAGTTGGTTCAATTCCATTGATTACTACATACGGTATCATCTAACTACCTCTCTTTTCAAATAACTTGGGGCATCATCCCCTACGTTGATGCTCTCATACTGTTCTTTCGTAACAAGAAACTTGCCATAAGCTCCAATTGTGACTGTATAATGCCCATCAACAATAGCTTTATCTGTTACCGTTCCGATAAGTTCCCCACCAGCATTATCAACTTGATAAATAATGACTGGTTTTCTTTTTTTCAATTCATCCACTTGTTGCTCCAGCTTGACCACCTGCGGTTTATAGTGATTTTTAGAGATTATCAAACCTAGATTTAGCATTGATAGAGACAATGATGCAAGTGCAAAAAATAGACCAACTCGATTTTTATTTTTCATGTCATGTCTCCAAAATCTTTATTACTGTATAAATCAAAGCAATGGCATAAACATCAAAGAAAAACCAAACCACCTTGTCCGCTTTTCCTTTTTTGTAGGTTTTGTGCCCAGCAACGAAAATCAGAATAGCAAGGAGTAAACAAGCACTGATAACCATCAATTTCAGAAACAAGATCATCTAATTACCGCCTAACTCTTCAACCACTTTACTTACAGCTGCTAAAATCTGTTCTTTTACTTTGGTGTCCTTGATGTCATCAATCCCCTCAACTTTCCCTGTTTCTACATTGATAGCGATTGATCCAACAAAAGAGCTATCTTCCTCATTTTCATCAGCTTTACCAAATAATTCTTTAGCACTCTTACCATCTAAGATATCTAGCAAATCATGACTAATATTGTGCATAATATTAGCTGTTTTAAATTTACTCACATTCTTTGTCAAAAGAAAGTGTAACATTGCCTCTTTGCTCTCATCGTGTAGTGTCTCCGCGAACTCTTTCAAGTTCTCTACGATAGTTTCAGCTGATACTGCGTTTTTAGTTTCTTTAGTCATTGTTTTTTCCTCTCTTATGCTAATACTGTGATATGTTTTTGGTCTGCTAGTTGCTCTTTTAGATAGGCTGCAATGTTTCCTACCGCATCAGCTACCCAGCGCTTGCCATCTGCCTCAAATAAAGCCATATTTGCTTGCTTATCAATCCTAAAGACAAATAGGCTTGCTGGTTGTTCGACCTCGCCAAATGTACGATATGGGCGCAATGTAACTGGGTTAGGTGTTTTCCCTTTAGCAAGACTTGCCACCCCTGTTTTAACTGTTGCTACTTGATATACTCCGGTATCTTCAATTTCAGCCCCATTCTCAATTTTCAATGCGCTAGCAAATTCTAGCAATGTGCCACGATCATTATCGTCAATAAAGTTTGATTGCAACATGATATTGAACTGTTCCGATGATAGGAAACGGCCAAAAGATAGCTCTGGAATGCGTGCCTTAACATCAACAAGCAATGTGCGATGTTCTAACTCATCGTTTTCAGACCACACGCAAACCTCATCATTTTTCTCAACTGCTACAATCAAGCGTTGGTTTTTCAAATTGTTTAGGTCTGTTTTTAGATAATCAACCAGACTTGTTAAGGTTGATAGCTCTAAAGTTTTAGGATAGCGTTTAGGGTCAAGTTCTTTGAGGTTGAATTTGTTGGCATCATAATACTCTGTGCCATCTGCAGCTGTTAAAATTTCTAATCCACACTCATTTAGTTCTACCGCGTATTCCAATGCTGATTTAAGATTTTCTGTTGTCATATTAGTTACCTACTTTCTTTTTGTTGAAATCAATAATATCTGGTTTTGTTTCTGCTTGTTGTTCAATTTCTGCCACTGGTTGCCCAATATCAGTAAGGATTTCCCCATTTTCGTCAAAGTACATTTGACCAGGTACTGTACTTTTTAGCTCGTTAGCATGTACTTGCCCTGTATCAAAATCACGCCCAACAAGAATTGTTGTAGCTACTCCATTTTGAGGCGCAAATTTTGATTTTACCTCCATGATAGTATCAACCACTGTACGCTCTTCATTAGCTGACATTGTAAGCGTGATAGTCACTTTTCGTTTTGCTTTCGCATCTGTATTTAGGTCAAGGATGTTATCAAAGACTTTTTCAAGCTCTTTGTCTAGTTTCTCCTGTAATCCTCCATCTGCAATGTGGGTTAGGTCTAACCCAATAAGTTTTTTATCCATATTGTCCTCCTTACTTCAAAAGTTTTTGTAACTGCTTTAAGCGATCTTGACTATCTAACAACTCCAGATAGGTTTTTTGGCTAATCAAGACATATCCTGCTAGGTCATGGCCTAGTAAAGTATCATCAACAAATAGCTCCATTTGCTCGGTTGAGGTGTCAAAGTGAGACTCTGCATCAGTGTCCTTTTTCTTTTTGGTAAAGGTATTAGCAATAACCTCAATTTCTGACTCATTGCTTAAAAATGATGATACTTGAGTATTTAGGGCATCGGCAAATGCCTCGATTTCCTCAATTGTTGGAGTTGTAACATTTCTCTCAATGTCACTTACTCGATTTTGACTAATGCCAACCATAGGGGCAAGGTCATACTGAGTAAGCTCTGCCTCTTTACGGATAGCACGCATTTTAGCACCATCAAACACTTTCATCTAAACACCTCCCCTCCATCTGAGTACCATCTGTTTTTAAGTACATGACGTGCAATCTCGCATTGCACTTGTGGTCTCTGATAATAATCCACTTTTGCCTTATGCTTTTTGATGGCTTGCATAGTGTGAATTGTAACAATCGCTGCCCATGTGATAGACATCAAAGCTGTAAGTATCATAACGATTTCAATTTTTGTCATCTTTTTCTGTTTCCTTTTCAAATTGGTTTAAATAGGGTTAATTTCCTCCTAACCCCTGTGCTATTGCAGAAATAACGTTTACTGTTACGCTATTGCCTGCTTGCTTGTATAATTGACTGTTAGAGTTGACCTCCTGCGCCTTATCAAAAGCCCAGTCTGGGAATCCTTGTAACCTCCAGCATTCTTTAGGTGTTAGCTTTCTAATCCTAAAATCAGGCTCAACCACACCTTGACTCTCTCCAGTTAAGAGAGTATTTGCTATCTGCTTACCTACTCGCCCTCTGCGTGTTTTAGAGTTTGGATGCGATAGGTTTACACTATCTCCAATTTCAGCTTCT